TTCTGCACGACGGTGTAACGTTCGTCCTGCCATTCCTGCCGTTTCGTGAATCGGGCGCGTGCCTCGTTCTCGGTCATGCCGATGGACGTGTACCAGCCGAAATCTTCAACCAATTCACTGCCGTGATTCACGTTTGCCACAGTCAATCCATTAGCGCCGATAGGGTGCAGGACGGTACAAGTCGGCGGCGTCTCAGTCTTCTTAAGATTGGACATGTTGACGTCGTAATTAAACACGACACCGGAAGGTGTCATATCCCGTTTAACGAATGAGACTTTACGATGCGCGGAATCGAAAGACAATACTTGGTTAGACTGATTAGCCAACCACGTCAACAATTCCGTGACCTTCTTGCCTTGAAGGTCGGCGTAAATCGTGCGCGTATCATCCTCAATCGTCCCAACCGTCCAAAGCGTGTTAGACAACAATTGCGTGACTGCCGCGCTCAACTTGGCTTTCTCAACTTGGAATGACTCAACCTCAATTGAAGCCATTTCTGCCTGCGCTTCATCCGCGATAATCTCACACGTCTCCGTGTCGCGCGTGCGATTCACTTCATTAATGACGAACCGACGGTGCTGAAACAACAGTTCCATGTCCCCAACAACGTCTGTGGCTTCGTCAGTGCCAACGGTGACGGTGAGCTGATTAGTGGAGTCGGAACGTTGGTCAAACGTCCATTCCGCGCGCGGGCTGAGCGTACGGAGTTCATGCCCCTGCAAACCAACAAGAGTGATAGTGTCTTCTGCCAGCATTACAACCACCTTGCAGTATACGAACCATTGCCGCCGCATTCAGGGTAGCACCTAATCGTGTTCCCAGTCTGCTTCAATTTCGGGAACGTGCCGGACGTTTCCAATACTGTGAGCTTATTATTGACGGTGACCGTACGTGTCTCACTGTTAACCACTATCACGTCACCCTGAGCGACTTGCATATCCAAAGTGAGCACGTCGCCGTTAACATTCATGCTGAAATTGTTGGCGGACTCATTCACGACCAGATTAAACACCGGTTCCACATTGTAATTGGTGTGCAACGTGTCAGTCGGGAGCGTGTCGAAATCAATATCATGCACGTCACCATGACGAAACGGGTCAGGACACGTGAACGTGATAGTACCACTCGCGTAAGTCTCATGCTCTTCCAAGTCAATCGCGCTAACGATAGCCTGATACGTGCCCTCTTGGTCACTGAAAGACAAACTAGCGGGCACGTCGGTCGCCAACACGCCCATAAGCTTAGACGCGTAAGATGGCATCATCTGAAAGCAGTAGCCGATAACGGTTACTTTCACTTGAATGTCACGCGCGGGATAACGATTGCCGACGAATCGGCTACCATGCGCACCCTTGTACGCTACCGTGGTCACGTCCGGGCTGACGAACTCACGGCCAGTCACGTTACCAATATAAAGCACGGTGTCAGGTAGGACGGTAGCTAAATCAGTGTTATTGAAAACGATTCTCAATTTCACACCCTCTTCAAGTCACGACGTTGCAAACGGTTCAATTCTTGCGCGATAAGACGAATATCATTATCAGAACGCACCTGCATTTTCTCAATCACAATATTAGTGGACGGCAATGCGGACGTGACACCACTAGCGGAACTCTCAAACACCGGCAGTGAGCCAGTAGTAGTAGTCGGCACCTTAACCGCGTCAACCATATCCAAGCTCAACGAGTCCAACGAATCCATCAAGCCACTAGTATTAGCATTGATACCCATTTCAATACCAGACGGAATATACTTGCCAACCTCTTCGGCCATAACTCGCGAAGGGGAGTGAATGCCCAATGCTTGCTTAGCCCACTTGACGATATTCCCACCGAAGCCGAGAATATTATTACGCACCCAGTTAAACATGTCACTGATACCATTCCACAAGCCTCGAACAATATTGCCGCCAGCATCCTTAAGCCAGTTCACCGCACCATTAAAACAATCCTTGATTTTCCCCGGAATACCCGTGATAAAGCCCACAGTCTCATTGAATCTGTTCACGATAGCGTCCTTAGCTTCTTGGAATTTGCTCCCGAACCATGCGCCGATATCGTTGAAGAAACCCTTGATTCTGCCGGGGATACCGCTAAACCAATCGGTGACGGCGTTCCACGCGTTCTGAATGTTTGTTCCGGCATCCGTGAAAAACTTGGTGATGCTATCCCAAATGTTTTGAAAGAAGTCGCAAAGGTTTTGCCACAAGTCTTGCATGGTCTGGCAGAAGTCCTGCCATGCTTGTTTACCCGCGTCAGTCTGCGTGAAAAAGTAAACCAGACCAGCTACAAGCGCCGCCAATAGCGTGATAACCAACACCATCGGGTTAGCCGCCATAGCCGCGTTAAACAGCCATTGCGCTACTGTAGCGGCAGTTTCCGCAAGACTGAACGACTGAAGGAAACCGACCACGCTACTAATAATCTGCGCGGTCTTGAACACAGCAAAACCGGCACCGATACCAACAAGTGTTGAAACAATCCACGTACTATTCGCACTAAACCAATCGGAGAACATTTTAAGCAAATCCAATGCGGGTTGAATAGAATTACCAATCACGGTGAACACGCCGCCAATGGCAGTGCCAACACTCCCAAAAATATTCGCTAGCCCGCTCCAATCGGTATTGTTTACGAAGTCGGTAAACTTCTTCGTCATATCAGTCAAACCGTCTAGGAAGCCCTTAACAAATGGCGTGAACGCGTCACCCAACGTGCCACTCATGGTACGTTTGAACGCTTCCCACTGTTGACCGATGCTCATGGTGCTGTCTGCGGCTTCGTCTGTAGCACCCTTGATATTTTCATAACTGTTGGGCACGTTGCCGAGTGCTTCAATCATGCCGAGCGCGTTATCCTCGCCAAGACTAGACCAAAGCGTGGAAGCTAAACTAGCTTCCTTGGTTTTATCGGTCATGGTGCCCATCTCACCAATGACCGCATTCAACACGTCTTCCGCAGTGGCCTTACCATCCTTGAAGCTGTTGAAAACGTCCTGAGTACCCTTCGAAAACTCTCCAATACTCTGCTCAATACGACCGTCCGTAAGGGAGGTTAGAAATTCGTTTAGGAAGTCTCCCACCTTGTCCAACTGATAAGCGCCGGAGTCAACGCCAGCTTGGAGCAGGGAGAAATATTCTTGCGCTGACGTTCCGGCTTCAGCCCAACGGCCACCATACTCGCTCAGGTTGTCAGCGAGTTCGTCCGTATAGTTCAGACCATTTTGCATACCTTTGGTCATAAGGTCGGTGGCATCCTGCGCACTCAAACCGAATTTTTCCATAAGGACTTTCACGCCACGCACGCTCTCACCCGCATCCGCGTCAAACGTTTGAGCCCACACTTCAGTAGCCTTCGTGACAGTGTTTAAATCACCCTCACCGATACCACGAATCACAGAACTGACGTTAGACGCGACATTAGCCACGTCTTCCAAACTCTCGCCCCACCCTTGCCGGTAGAGTTCGCCCGCTACCTTGCCAGCGTTTTGAGCGGCCACACTACCCTTGCCAAGTTGAGCGTCCAAAGTGCCTTGCACGTCAATCTGGCTAATAGCCGTGTCAATACCAGTTTTGAACACGCCACCGACTGCGGCAAGAGCGCCACCAATACTCGCGACTTTCACAAGCTTGCTAGGCAGACTCAACCCTAATCCGTCCGCCAGCTCGCTAATACCGTCGAACGTTTTACTGAAAGCGTCCTTAATACTCGGCGCGTTCTTACCACCGTTCTTGCCAACGTCTTCGGTGGCCTTGTCCGCCTGCTCCGCTGATTCTTTAATCTCGTCAGTGGCGTTCTGAATATCTTTCACGCCTTTTTCATAGCCGCTAGTGTCTATAACGGCATCGAAACGAATTTCACCCGCTTGCGCCATGTCACATACCCCGTTCCAATTGCTTGATATATTGCTTTAACACTTTGTCTCCCTTTTTGGCTTGCGACGCACCAAACGCAACATACATATCATTCACGCGCAGTATGCGGTCACGGATTGCGAGACTCCGCCCAGCGTTCAATAATGCTATGAAAGTCTCGTAACTCACCTCGTCAGCTAGCACGTCTCGGACAGCCTGCCATCCATAATATCTGCCGAACTCGGCTAACAGTAGTTCGTCATCACGAAAAAACGCCGAAGCCTTAGACTTGCTCTCAGCCTGCCGTATGGCTTTAAGCTTCGCTAACTGCTCCGGCGTGAAATCGTCAATGACCTTATGCACCGTCATTGACTACCCCCAATTAGAAGTACGTTTTGCCGAACACGAAACGCATAATCTGACGCATAACCGCCTGATATGCTAGCGGGTATTTCTGTTCCGCTTCCTCAGCCCACGTTTTAAACTCGTTGGTCGGGGAGACGAGTGGGATAAGCAGATTGCACAAGTCGTTTTGAATCTTCAACAATTGCTTGCTACTCATGTCCTGAGCGTTTAACGCTTGAAGCGTTTTCACCTTGTCCATGAACTTCAGATACGTGCCCGCGCCCATAGGATTCACAGTGAACACAGTGCCTTCTGGATTATTGGAGGTAATCAGTTTGAAAGTGTGTTCCTCGGTTTGTTCGCGAGTATCGATAGTGACGATTTCACTCATTGTTTAGGCTCCTTACTTCTGAACGGTGTTAGCGCTTGCCGAGTCCACCACGTCAACGTACTTCTGCTGTTCCGGGTCATACTTGGTGCGCTTGGTAGTGTCGGAGCAACCGAAGTTCACATAACCCTTCTCGTCAGGGAGCATGGTAACGTTCAGTTCGATAGTCACCGGGTCACTCGTGCTACCGATAGTGAACTCGCCACCGTTTTGAATTAGAGCGGCGGGAATATACACGTCGTTAGTACTATCCGCGTCACAAGTGTTATGAATAACGATAGGCTCGCTAGTGATTGCGGAGCATTCACCCGCACCGAAAGTGACTTTGGTGCCTGCCGTGCCCTTAGTAGCAAGACTTGGGAAGATGCGGCCAAGCACTGCCATGTTCGGAATGATGAGTGGAATAGTGGCGCTGATTTCACTATAAGTGCCGGTAGGAATACTAATGGTTCCGGCTTGAGATTCCACGTCCACCGTGTTTGGGGTGAGTGTGATGGTGATACCATCGGAGCCGACGAGTTCGGGTGCGAATTCTTCTTGCCCGATGTATACGGTTTTCTTGCCGATTAGACTGTAGTCTGTGGTGGCCATATTGTGTTACTCCTTATTGAGAATGATTATCGTTTTCTGCTTAGTTCCTAGTTTATCACTTTTACCCCACTTAAATCTGGGAGTGGGTAGGTGATGGTGAAGTGGATGCTTTTCACGTAGTGGCCTTCACTGTCTACCGCGTCTAGGTCTATACTGCTTGCGGGGCTTATGGTGAGTTTGTTATAGACTATGGGGCTTTCGGGTTGACAGCTTAGCGTGCATTGGTCTACTAGTTGCGTGTTGATGTATTCCATGAGTTTTAGTAGGTATTCGCCTTGTCGGATTACATCGTAGAAGCGTGTGCTTATGGTGAGCTTGTCGGTATAATGGCCGTTGCCGTTGCTTACTGTGGTTGAGGTTATCCATATGTCATCCTTACTACTGACTGCTCCCGTGTCTAATATGGGGCTTTCGTTTACGAATATGGTTTCCCCATAGGTGCCGAAGCCGTGTTCTGCTAGGTCTAATGCTACTGCCAGTTCAATCATTTTAGTATCCTTTGGAAATAGTTGTTCGCGTGTGCTTGGGCTTTAGCTACTGCACGATGTAGGTAGAGTCTTGTGCTGGGGTGGCGATGGTTTTCGTATTCTCGTCGTTTGGCGTATGGGACTCCGCCGCCACCGAAGACGACATATCCTTTCATGTCTTGGAGTTTGAAACGGCCTGAATCTTTCAATAGTCCGGGGTGTTTGTCTTCGGGGGCTTTGCCGATTGGGGCGTTGGTTACTGCATCCTTGTGGATGTCGGTGAGCATGTGGGCTAGACCATTGCGCATGGCTTGACGGCCTTGCTCGTACACGCCTTTATTGATTGTGATTCTTAGGCTCATAGTGTGCTCCTTCCGTAGGGTTGAGCGTAAACGGTGATGAACCGTGTTTTCCCAGTGGTCATGTCGTCACCTTGACTTGCTTGAGTGATTTTGAACGCTCTAGTGTTGGTTTTGACTATCAGGTCTAATAGCATGTCGGGGTCTCGTAGGTCTGATGGTATGTCTTCGGCTTGCAGGTGGAATCGTCGGGTGGCGATACGCACGCCATAGTCTCCGAACGCGTCGGAATTGGTGGAACGCTTGATTATCGCGTGTACGTCCGCCAGCTTCTTGTTATTTCGTTCACTGCTCGCATACTTCCAGAGTTCGACGGTTTCCACTTGGTCGGGAAAAAGTTTGAATGGATTACAGTCCAAGACCGTCACCGTCCCCAATCCAATACGGCACTACTGGCAGTGTGTTGGGTGTCGCGATACCTCCCACGCCTAACGGCTTTTCGCAGAGACTCCACATGTTAATGACGCTTAGATATGGTTGGATTGCTTGAGTGAGCGTGTCCGTGGCGGTGTTCCGTTGGTAGGACACACTAACGTCTTCGATACTCTTGCTGGTGATAATATCCGTTTCGTCCGCGTGGCGTTGCATTGCACTGACCATGCCTGACAACACGGCTTGCAGACTATCCGGGATGGTGTCGAAACCGTATGTTCCTGCGACGGTTACTACAGTGCCCGGCTCAATCTTGGTTTCGAGGGTGAGCGTGTTGCCGTACATTTGTTCGGCTTGGCCGGTGGTGTAATCCATGTCACCCACAGTTGGATTGAATGTGAATGCGAATGGATTATCGTTAACCATCACTTTGGTGATACTGCTATACCATGCTGGGAGAACAATTGTTTGGCCATCTTCACACACGATGGCTGGGTTGACTCCGGTAGCTTGTGCCACCATCGCGCCACATAAAATTTTCTGCAATGCGGGTAGTATGGTCGGCAACCATTTACGAGCGTTATCTCCGCCAATGTTTTCAATTGGGATAAAAGACATGTTTCCTCCAATACGTGAAAAGGGGCACCCCACATTTGGGATACCCCTACTATCTTACCGGTTCACTTGGCCTTCACTGCATCAAGAATCGCGTTCACGGTGGTGATAACGTCCGCCAGTTCCGCGTCACTCTGCAACTTGGTGAGCTTACGAAGATTTGCCAACGCGCTTCCGGTATCATCCAGTTGAGCACTGAAGTCAATGCTCTTCCCGGAGTTATCAACGAAGCTTACTTGTGTGACATGTTGGGACTTGGGCGCGTCACCGTCCGCAAGGTGAGCATAAATGTTAGTCATGTTTTAAATCCTTATTAATGAGGGGGGGGTAGAGTGTCGCACCCTACCCCGTCTGTCTGTCAGGCGCTAGCCTTCGTGGTCAGCACACCGGCACTCTTGACCTTGGTCAGAGCACCACCAGCGAAGATTTCAGACAGGTATTCCTGCTCATTAGTCTTCAGCGCAAAATTAGTGAAAGCGCTGATAGAGGTATCACCAACCACGCCATAGGCTTCCGGCACGATAATCACGGCGCGGGTCTTAGCGTCATCCGCATCAGTCCACCAGTCCGGCGTAATGACCTTATCCACGCCAAGGTAGGCGGCGAGATTATCATTACCGTAGCCGACGAGCGGACGGCCAATGCCATCGGCCGCGGTGATAATATCCATCTTGGTTTCAGGACTGAGCACAAGAACCTTAGTACCGGTTGCCGTAATCTTGGATGCAAGACCGACCACATCAAGCACGAGATTAGCACGAGTACCCTCGGCCGCGCTCAGAACGAAATTCTTCCCCGCGAACTCGCTGGAAGTGTCCTTAGCATCGGTCTGCACGGAGCGGAAGAAATCAAGGTCGGTATAGCCGCCAAGAATAATCTGACGGTCGATAGCGTGCAAAATATAGTTCGGCATCTCGGCCAGCAAATACTTCACAAGTGCGCCCGGCTTGTCGGTACGGCGAATATCACCCTTGTTAAGCACGGCATACTTCACCACGAAATCGGCGGCAAGCTTACGTTCCACAAGATTAAACTTCTGCGTACTCTTCGAGGTGCCATAGTCAGCCACCTTGTAGCCGTGGGCGCGAGTATCATCTGTCAAGCCTGCCAACTGAGCGCCAACGGTGAAGCTGTCCACATCAAGCTTGCGATACAGCGGCCACAGTTCGCTAGCCTTGTTGAGAACGTCTTCAATCTCCGTAATAACGCTTGTCGGGACAAGCTTGCCAACACTAGCTTCATCGATAGAAGCATTGTCGGAATAGGCGTGGCGTGCCAGTTCCTCACGCCAAGCAGTCTTGAAGCCCTGCACGCCCTGATTGTCGGTACGCCACAACGCCTGCTCGTAAGCCTTGGTAGCATCCTCGCTCTTCAGCCAGTCCTTCAGCGGGTCACTGGTCTTGGCGAGAGACTGACGCGCCCCACCCGCGCTATTGATGATGATATTGGTTCGACCATTAGCCACGGTACCCTCCTTACTATTTTCTGCCTCATTGGACTGCACCGGCTCTTCTGGCTCGGTGTTGTCGTCGTTCTTTTCGGTCAGTCCATTGATAGCGTCCGTGATTTGGTTAATCAAGGATTGTGCTTCATCCTTGGTGAGATTGTTCTTGAGTTCCATTATTTTTCCTTCGATATTGTTTAGACTACGGAATACGGCTTTACTGTCGGCACCTCGATAGACCACGCTGATTTCGACTAGTTCGGCGTTATGGATTACACCGTTTTCGTCGGGGTCATTGTCGAAGTCGATTGTGATGCTGAAAGAGTTCGTTAGCATTCCTTCACTTGCCAACTGTTGCACGTTCTGGCCTTGCTCATTGTCGCTTAGTCGAGCCTGAGCCATCAATCCGTCATCATCAAACCAAAGTCGCTCGATGATGCCGACTTGAGCCGTGATGCTCGGCATATGGTCGAGCAGTAGCGGCAATGTCAGTCGGTCAGAGTCGGTCAGGTCGGCTACGAGCTTGAGTTGGCCATCGTTCACGGGGGCTTGCAGTGTTGCAAGGTCTACCGTGTAGCCATTGGTCATGCGCGTGCCGGAGTTGGCAAGGAACGTCAACGTGTGGCCGTCACTGCTGACATTGTTCGCGTCGCATGTGAGTGTCTGTTGCATTCCTATTTCCTTACGTTTTGAGCGTCCTTACGGGGCTTTATTGCTCTACCCTGATTCTAACACTATTAATGATAATGATTCTCACTAAGCATGGTGATGTGATAGAGCAGATAGGCACGGCAATTAGGACACTTGAGCATAAGGCGGATACTATGCTCCGTCTCGCCTAAAAACCGTCCGCACTTCTTGCACTTGATTTCCATTTTCACGCCACCTCGTAAGTCTGCGTGCAACGACAGCGCGGGTGAGCCGCCGCCGTGGTCATGCTCACGTAATCATTGGTGAAGGTTTCACCGTCAATATCCACGGAATCACCCTCGTCCATAAAGCTTTCCGCAAGCCCGACAACTTTGCCGTTCATATGCTCGCAGAACGGGCACGGCTTCTGCTCGCTACCAGCATCCAAGCCGCTAGTGTGCCAGACCTTTTTCAAGGTCACGCCGGTTTTATTGCTTAGATTCTGCGCGCTATAGAGGTTGCCCAAACGTTCCGCATTCCGTAGTTCGTTACCGGCCAGCAATTCGGCACGGTCATCGTCAAGCAACCCGTACAATTGGTGTACAAGTTCCTTGTAATCTAGCTTATCCTTGATGCCTTGCGCGATAATCTTGGTGATACTTTTATTGACGGTACCGGTCACAGCGGCCACTGTCTTTGTCAATTGCTTCCGGTACGCCTTCTCGAAGCTTTCCGGCAGAGTCTCCCAGCCGACAAGTTGGGCAATCTGCGATGGCGTCCAAGCGTCCAAAATTTTGGCAATATCCGGATTAGTCTTAGCCAATTCCTGCATTGCTTGGATAATCGTCTTACCGGTCGAGTTGGCGTATACGACGATTTCCGGCTCATAGACAGCGAAAAGGCCGTCCACTAGTTCTGCTTGAATCTCACCACTGTCAACGTCATTTTTGGCGAAATTATGCGCGGCAAGATTCAAGTCAATCAAGTCACGATAGGATTTGCGGACTAGCTTAGTTGCCTTGCTTACGGTTGATTCTTCCACGTCCGGTTTCACCGGTTCCGTCTTAACGCCATCATCTTTCGATGCCTGAATCTGTGGCACAATCTGCGGGGAGACTTGCGGGGCTTCAGGCTTAAGGAAAAGAGACGGAGTGGGCTCCAACTCAAGCGCACTATACTCGTCTGGCAAGTGCAATGCCTTGACAGCGGTTTCAACGCTCGCCCCAGCATTGATAAGCTTGATAAGGGTTTCGACCTGCACGGCCTGAGTGTCGGCCTGTACCTTGCGCACGTCCGTCTGCGCCGGGACATCCAAAGTGAAATTAATACCATATCCCAAACCGCCGGTAATGCGGTCAAGCTCGAACTGGAATTTGTCCCACACGGTCATGCAGAGAGGTTTCAAAGTGTTTTCGATGAACGCGCGTTCCGCTTGCTCGGCATTAGCATAGGTCTGTCCATTATCGATACCGCGCATAATGTCCGGCACGGCCAAAGCGCTTGCAAGTCGATTGTTTACCACATCGTTAAGGCTGGACAAGTCAAGCGAATTATTAGCCTGCTGGAATGGAACCCACACAAGTTTACCAGTATCGGACGGCTTACCACTCAGAGGGTCTACCGGAATCATGTTATAGACCACGCCGTTATTGCGTCCTGCGCCTTGGAATGCTTGTTCAAGCTGATTCTTGGTGCGGGTGAAATCGTCGGCGGTAGCGGACACAATACCCATCATGCCAGCCGGAACCGCGCCGTTAGAGAAGAAGCCACGTTCGTAATCCGCTATCATGTCATCTACATTCGCCCACTTGCGTATGGTCTGCGCGGGACTGATACCACGAGACGGGTCAAGAGGGTGAGAGGAATAGCTGAGCGAAATAGTCTCATTCCGGGTAAAAGTGCGGGTCTCCAAACGTCCGTTAATGGTCATGGCGACACGATGCGTCCAAGTCGTATGACTGCTATCCCACTGCCTACTATCTTGTGGCAAGAACGTATAACCAGCGATATTATCCGGCGTCACCTCGCCGCCCGGCTGAATATATCCGCCTTGATTCGTCCAGATTAGGATATCAAGATGCGACTGGGTGAGAATGCTATTGGCGATGAATTTCAGGAACTCAAGGCAAGAGAATTGGTCATTAGGCGCGTACAATGCTTTAAGCGCGGGGGGTGCCGGGTTGATACGCTCGCCCTGAGCGTCAACAGCATAAGGGATGATAGTTGCGAAACGTCCCGCAATGGCGTTGGAATATGGGAAAATTTGCGCGTAAGCGTCATACGGTGGAATCACTTGCGTTCCACTGCCGCTAACCCTAGTCCATCCTTCAGTCAAAGCGGGGGACGTTGGGCGCGTGAAGAAACTTCTGAGTTTATATCCGAGTTTAGACAATGTTACCGTCTTTCAATAGGCTTATTGATAACGGTTCCCATTATACTAGGAAGCCCCCGCAATCAATGCGAGGGCGTATCCCAGTCAACCAACCGCCGGTAAAGAAAAAGGACCCAAGCTTTACCGGCGTTATCTATAATACCTCAACATCCCAACTTGTCAACTTAACCGGCGTGTACACACTCAATAGTGTAGCGTCCGCAAGGTCAGGCGAACCCACATTATTTGCCGCCTTGTAATCCGCTTTCGCTTGCACTTGACGTTGATTCTTCGTTGTTAGTTTCCACTCGCGCGTACTCAATTCATCAAACAAATCGTTTTTATCAGGCAATGAGTTAATAAAATGTATGTCACCGGCAACTAGTTTCTCCGCGAAAGTAAACCACATCTCACTATTGATGTTTGGATATTTTGCATTGTCCTTGGCACGGGACGCGGAGTTAATCGGCTGGATGGGCAACCCGTCCGCAATAAGCATGTCAGTCAAACCACCGCCAACACCGCAGTCATCAATATTGATGTCAACTGGGCTATAGCGGTCAGCAAGTTGCCTAATGGTCTGCGCCGAGTCAGTTAGTCGTGTGTGGTTCCAACTGACTAAATCGATAATAGTGCCTCCCTTATTAACGGCTACTGCTGTCCGGTCTGTTCCCAGTCGTGCAACGTCAACGCCGAACGTTATGCCCCCGTCAGGCATAATAGTGGTTTCAGCTGATTGCAATTGTTGCCACGACATAATACGATTAAGCACGTTATCAGTCGGCTTGCCCTCCCAGATGTGAGCGAAGTCGGGCGACCCTTTAGCCTCTTGCACTTGTTGCAATACTTCCCGCGGTAGTAGTCCAGCCTTGAGCGCTGTACGGTAGGTGACGTGCTTATGGATGGTTCGCGCCTTGACTCGTTCGTTCGCATCCCATACGAAGCGTTGCATAACCTCGTCTTTAGGTGTCAGCGGGTTCATGGCGAAAATAATCGTACTGTTTTCCTTGCGGATAGTCGGCAGAAGAATATCCAACGAATGCTTCGAGATGAATTGCGCTTCATCAATAAAACATACGTCGATACCTTCCAGACCCTTGACGGTGGTTTCGGGGTCATTATGCAGACCCTTGAAAACAAAGCTAGTACCGTTCTCGTGCTCTATCGCATCTTTCGTGATAGTGTACCCATCCAGATTCAACAGTTGTATCGAGTCTTCTAGACTCTTCTTCACTGATTCATTAATCGAGTTTTGGTACTCTCGCGCGCATAGAACACGGGTAGGCTGGACGGCTCCACGCAATACTAACGACTGGCATATTGTAGTGGTTTTACCTGAGCTACGCCCACCCTCGAACACGTAATAGCGTGCAGGCGGGGTGAGCGAGTGAGTCCACCAGAAAAGGCTAGCGTAATCGTCTGGAATCTTCATACCACGTATTCTAGTAATTGATATGGAACAGACCTTCTAATCGCGCGACTAGAGGGGCTGTGATTTTACTTTACATGCCATAAGATTATCACACGCATAAGTTGCAATCTCATGCCAGCCAGTGCTTCAGGCTGGGAGCATTTCGGCGCATTCCATTATCTCTCATGCCAATAATGTTCATAGGCGCTCGGCTCGGGGGCTGACGAGATTCGAACCCGCGACATACAGACGTGATATTTAGCCATGTTGTAACACGACCAATAACCGCGTCCCGTTCTATCCACTGAACTACAGCCCAAGCAACGACGTAATAGGCGCATGCGTCTATTACGTCTCGCTCTCCCGTCTGGACTCGAACCAAAACAAGCAGTTCCAAAGACTGCCGTGCTACCCATTACACCACGGGAAAATTGGTTAGCTTGGATATTGGCGTATTACTGCCGCCATCCTATCGACCGCCAGCCGGTAGCCGGAGAGCACATGTTACCTCACTATCGACCGTGCTCGCTAGCCGCCCCTTATATTTCGTCTGAGTCACTGCAAGAGTAGTGTACTCAACCGCCTAACGCTTATACCTAGGCTCACGTTAGGATTGCGGAACGTGAGGGATTCGAACCCCCGAACCGTTGCCAGTTACCACCTTAGCAGGGTGGCCGCTTAAACCGCTCGCGCAACGTTCCAGCCCCGTCTAGCGCAAAATGAAAGGAAAAAACTAGACGGGAATTAAATTATATATATATAGATGGCTCAATTTCTTTTCTTGCCAAGAAATAATATACATTGTCTTGCGCGATAATGCAACTCAGCGTGTCGTAAAAATCAGCTGATATAGCGACGTCTGAAATCTTTCTCACGCCATATCATGTACAGACGGAGTATATACGCCTTTTGGCTACGCGGGTATGCTTTCATAAGTCCAGACCGAACACCATTGATATTACGTCTCACCATCCGAACAGTCTTCGAGCCGCGCGTAAGCCGCCAATTATCCCACAGAAACCGGCCGAAACGAACCGTTGCATAACTCATGTCCTCCGCTGGATGCTGGACAAATTCAAGCCATTCCCGCACCGTCCAAAAATCATTCTTCATCTTCATCACCTTTGACAAAATCAATATTAATCGTAGGTGGAACATAGCCGTTAACCGTCTGTTCAACCGGTTGCAACGCCTTGCCGTCAACACGGTCAACAGTGTCCACTAGCTTCTTCCACCCTTCATCTTCCTTCATGTCAAGGACGGTTTTCAACGCGGCTTGCTGGAATTGGGTAAGCTCCCCCGCTTTGGACTTCAAAATAATTTCTTGAAGTTCTATGTCTGTCATGCGGCCAAACTTATTAACGTTATAGGTGTATGAGTCTTCTTTCCTCCACCTACCATTACACGCGTTTTCCGGATGGTCGCCGAAACCACCTTTTCCTGTCGGATTGTTAACCATTCCTTTTTTAACACCCATTTTCGAAGTCCTCCAATTCCATTTGCACACTATGCGGCTTACGACATTCCGCAATCATGCTTTTTATTTCAGGGTCATTCAAGTCAATCGGCGTAGAATTATGCGGGATACTCAACGCTTCAAGCTGTTTCCATGTCAAGCCCATACGCCTAACACCTTTAAAATGAGTCGAAACAGCATGATACAAGCAAGAAGCATCACCAACGCAAAATCAATCAGCACTAGCACGGCCGCGATGTTGCCAATGATATGGCCGATGTTCTGTTTAAGCTTCTTCATGTGCTAATCCTTCGACTGTGATATGCGCGCCAACGTGAATACCGGACGCGTAGATTTTGGTTGCGCCTAGGTCAACCACCTGACTATCATCAACCCACACTCCCGCATCGGTCAAGGCGTCCAATACGGCACGGCACAGTTTGTCAATATCAGGGGGAACGGTAGGCATATGACGTTTCACGGTTTTAGGACGCGGCATTAAAAACGTGATACGCACCGACACGGGCACATCCTTGTCAAACTGCGTGAACTTTTCCCGATTCATCGCAATACGCGCATTATCAGACACTAGACTACGCCATGGCTTCTCACGCTTACTCATGGGGATGGCGTGCCCCCGCACGAACCGGTAACTACCTTTCGGCGCGGGAGTCATGCCATACGCGTTAAACGTTAACGTTTTGGTTTTCAAAATGCGGTGTCACCCCAAGCGTCACTATTACCAAAGTCGTCGAAATTGGACGGGCTATTAGCCGTCTGCTGTTGCTGAGTCTTCGGCGGACGAGGCGGATACACGGTAATCTTCGGGAATCGAGCGTCGAAATACACGCGCGGTTGCCCGTTCTTGTCAGTACCGCAATTGTAGTCGAAAGCGGTTTCCAAACGCACCTCACTACCCTTGTGCAAGACTTTTTGCAGGGCTTGCGCGCGGTTGATATCCCACTCCGTGCAACGGATGAAAATCTGGCAATCATTCACATACTGGCCGGTATTCTTATCCTTATGCGAACCATTGCCCGCCACGGTGAACTGCAGAATCTGCTTGCCAGTCTTCGTCGTCTTCATTTCAGGCTCACCGGTAAGCCTACCGTGTTCAATCAACATAATAGGGTCATTCATTTGTTTTGCTCCAATCGTTTCGAACGCTTATATTCGCGTATCTGCGCTAAGCGTTCCTCGTATTTTCTGGGATATTCTTTTTTGGTTCGCGCGTATTGTTCGCGGTCATGTTGCAACCGTTCCTCACGGTGTGCTTGATAGTATTTGCGTTTACGTGCCAGTTCAAGCTCTCGTTGGTGGGCGGTTAGTGGACGTTTGCGTTTAGGCTTTCGAAATTCCTCTATTTGCTCTTGCAGTGGGGTAAGGTCGTAGTCCTGCATTTGGGTGATATGTGCTTTCAATGCGCATTCAATTTCACCTTCAGCGGATAACCTACTCACTTGGTTTTCCTTCGCGGTTCCGTGGTTAGGAATTTTTGTAGATTTTCCTCACTAATTCTCCATTGGTCGCCAATCTTAAATGCTTGCAGTTTCCCTTCGTGAATCCACTTGTTTACAGCGGAGAGGGTGACACCATAGGTGTTAGCAATATCTCTTGTTGTTAAAAAACTCATGTATACATCATATCACACTGGTTGTATGTTTTGCAACTTTTAAGAGATGTAACACAATGTCGCATAGTAAAAAATAAGTATCCAGTTACGTATTTTTGACTATGGTAGTCAAAAATGTGGAATTAGTGGTGGTCAAAAATAAGGAACGTAAGAAGACCCATTGTTTTAAGATAAACAATTGAAGAAAACACATATTGCACAATTCCAAAAGTTGTGACATAATCAACGGTATGAACGATAGAGAATCAGGCTGGACAGCCATACGACACTGGGTCATACGAGGAGACTACTTCGACACAATGAGTGAAGAAGTTGTGTATATCACGCTCGTAGACCATTCCGACGCCAATAACCTTTGCTATCCAAGCATTGCTCTCTTAAGCAAAGAGTGCAAGTGCTCAAAGCAGACCGTTATCAATGCCCTCAGAGGACTTGAAGCCAAAGGACTTATCACCAAAGAAACTCGCGTCAGTGAGAACGGCACCAAAAAAACCAACTTATACCACGTCACACAAGAGCCACGCAATGTATTCCCAAGGGAAGAAGATAAAACGCTTTACCAAGCTCCAGAACCGGCCAACACGGTAGAACCCACACACGAACCCGCACCGGTAGAACACGAGCCACACAAGCGCGAGGAATACCCGACAGCGTTCGAGCAACTGTGGACGCTCTATCCGAAGCATGTGGCCAAGATGGCCGCTTACAAGGCATGGCGTAAAGCACGCGTAGGCATGAACAGCGCGTTTCTTCTGTCTAAGGTGCAAGCATTTGCCGCGCAGTGCGCCAACACGGAAACCCGGTTTATCCCGAATTTCGCCACGTGGCTCAATGGGGAACGGTGGAATGATGAATACCGCCCAGACCCTCAGCAAGCCCGCAATCCCGCCACGAACGCGGAAAGGAATATGCAGAATCTAACTCAAGCGATGCAGTCGCAAACTGACCTTTTCGGCTTCCAGATTGAGGCGGGGAGTGCATCTAAAAGATAATTAAGGAAAGGAAATAAAAATGATGACAAACGAATATTTCCACTGGATAGTAAGCAACAACAGCTTCTCGAACGCCTACGAGAAGCTAATCTATTTTGAACTGGCAGACAGGACGGACGAGAACGGCAAGTGCTCTCCGTCGCTGGCAACGCTTAGCAGTGCGAGTACGCTCAGTAAGACAACCGTAATAAAGGCTCTGAAAGGGCTTGAGGAAAAGGGGTTCATTGTCATCAGCAAGCGGAAGCTTGATAATGTGGGTAATACGAGCAACGTCTATCACGTTATAAGGAATTGAGTCCGGCGTGTCGCGTCCGTAATCATGTATAATCGATAATGTAAATAACCAACAAATGAAAGGGCCATGAAATGTCAATAAAAGTAAGCCACCAATCATTCGCAGACGGCGAAACATTGGACATTTCCGGCGTCAAACGAGGCAAAGGGAGTCCCGCGAACATTGTGCGACTGAAATTCGACAACTTGCAGGGTTTGAAAGAATTCCAAGACAAATTAAACAATCTTTTCCCCGAAAACGTCAACGTAGATGAAAACTTCAAAGAACCAAAAGAAGAAGGATACTACCTATCTCAAACCGGGATACTACTCTTGAAAGACGAGTGGGGATGGAGCATAATACGATTCAGAGACTCCACAGCACCCTATCTTGCATATAGCACTGCCAACTTGCGTCTAATCAACGAGACGCATTGGCATAAGGTCATCGAAAAATTAACCAAAGTGGCACTACCGCTAACCCGCGTAAATATTACCCCGTTTTCAGAATGAAAGGACAAAAAAATGAGTATCACAGTATCCCGTTCCGTTTATGCGAATGGAGTTAACAGCCTCCGCGTCGAGGGTGTTAAATCGGCGGATATAACCGAAAATCTGAAGTCACAGCATACAAGGTGTCTAGATGTTGAGTTTTATTCAACAGAAGATTTACAGACACTCCAAAACGAACTCGACAATATTTTCCCGGAAAATATCAAACTTGACAAGAAATTCAAGGAACCAGAAGAAGAAGGCCTATACCTTACCACCACCGGACTGCTTCTAAACAAGGATTGCGAGGGTAGTTGGAGTATCAGAACATTCTACGGCGGGGAGCCATACACTTGCCCAGCGCTAGTGAACGTGTTGGGAGAAAACGAAGAGGATTACGAGACCGATTGGCTTAAGATAATCAAGAAGCTTGGCTCCAAAGCGTTCCCGCTGACTCATGTGAGCGTCACCCCGATTTACGAGTGAAAGGACAAGAAATGATAAAAGTAACGGCATATACGAATCCGGAAGTCATCGTTATCACCTCACTGCGAGACGTATCCGCCACCACAACGGAAGACGGATGGAAAACGATACTACAGTTCCGTGATGAAACAGAAATGAAAACATTGCAAGACGCACTCAATTACCGTTTCCCGGAAAACATGAGGACAATGCAGGGAATGCCCACAGAAGATGGCTATTACCTCACCCAAACCGGCACACTGCTCTACCGTGACGGGGCTGGAGATTGGAGCGTGCGACGTCCAACCGTTGAGGATGGACAGTTTGGAACTGTGCCTATCGAGCGTGTTTGGAGTGATGGGGTGTCCGCGTTGTATGTCACATGGCCGCTTGTTGTGGCTACTCTTGGTGTTGAGGCGTTTCCGCTAGTGCCTGTCAAGTTCGCTTAGTGATAATGATTCTCATTATGCCCGCTGATTTATTTCGGCGGGCATTTTCTGTTTTCCGGCGTGTCGTACCCAACAGTGTTGTATTATGTAATTACCAACAAACGAAAGGACAGCAAAATGAACACCGAATTTCACAACATCAACGGTTACTGCATCGTCGTCAACACCAACGAAGACCACAGCGTCTCAGTACTGGAAATATGGAACGAACCACACAAGGGCAGTGCAGTATTCGGAGCCAAGAGCGAACAGCACGAATTCAAAAACCGTGAAGAATATACTGAATGGTTCAATAGGCAGTACGAAGCCCACACCAAGTAACCCATACCGCCCCGCCCGCAAGGGCGGGGAACCCAACTGAAAGGAAAATAAAATGCTGACACTATTTAACGATATACCCCCGTACGACATGCATTCCGTTGCAATCTGCGTCAAGCAAGAAGACACGGCAATCTTCGAAACAGCACTAACCGTACAAGACAATCAAAAAATAGCACGCTACAGAGTATGGCTGTTAGCTTGGAAAGGCTTAGAAAACCGGCAGAGAAGCGGAGCACAATCTAAAAGTTACATGATGGACGTTGTAGCGCCCTCAGACTGGACGATTGATAAAGTCCACAATACGATACTCGCATATCTCGCTGGAGTCAGACGACTGAAATTCTCAAGCGGTATTCAATGGCAACACGGAGACTACCAGCCACAGCCACACGATTCAATGCAAGAAGACTACATTCTTTACCTTGAGGATTTTCTGGACTACGATTTTCTGAACTCAATCACATCGCAATTTTGAAAGGGAACACTCATGGACAATATCAATCATCCAGCACACTACACTGACGATACGAAGCCTTGCGAATGCATTGAAGTCGCGCAATATCACAGTTTTTGCGTAGGCAACGCCATAAAATACGTGTGGCGACACCGACTAAAAGGGCGTCCCCTCGAAGACTTGCAGAAAGCAGAATGGTATCTACAGAGGGCTATCGACAATGGAGAGAAATGCCGTTTGCAAATCGATGGCGAACCATTGGACGCACACAATCTCATGCAAGTGGGCAAGTGCTGTCTCTACATGTCCACCATGTTAGACCTTGCTCGGCAAGCCACCACCTATGCGGAAGGTCTTTTCTGGATATACCTTCGAAAAAGTGACTTGGACGGCATGTTAAAAACCGTAAAATTGATGCAATTGGAATTCAAGGGGCTCGAGGATGAATAAACTGCAAGTTCAAGCGCTCCTAACCTATGCCAGCGCTTTTGATAACCGTCTTGTAACCGATATCCAAGTGGCCGCATGGACGGAAGCGTTAGCCACTGACATGCGGCTGGACGTGGCGAAAGAAGCGATACGCCAATTTTTCGCAAGCCCGGAATACGAGAAGAAACGTCCGTATCTCATGCCAGCCGACCTGAACGCGTTTTGGCGCAGATGGAAGCGTGACCATAAGCCTTCCGAAGCTGACATTACGCGGGAGATGGCCGCACTTGGTATCGAAGGTGATGCGAGTTGGGAGTATCGGCGGAATCGGTTGAGTGGGCGTGGTTTGGAAGAGTCTGCGCAATCCGCTAAACGGTTCCGTGGTCTTGAGAGCGCTAGGGGGTTGAGTCGGTTGGGGGAGATTTTGCCGAGTCCGGCGTGTCGCACTCAACAGTAGTGTATTATGTAATTATCAACCGATAAGAAAGGACAAACAAAATGGACACCGCAATCATCTACCTCAGCTATCGCATCTGCAAACAACGTCTCGTAATCAAAGAAACCGGAGAAGTCTACGAATTTCACAGCGAAGCAGTGGAAATTAAAAACCAATTGGCAAACATGCGCAACATCCTCAAGCGCGACGAAGGTTTCACGTTCGGTCGAGTCTGCCTTGTAGACGATTTCACATGGCATCAAGGATTAGGCCAGTGCGCAGTCTACGAGGCAGAAATAAAATATCTTTAAACAACCACAGCCCCGCCCGCAAGGGCGGGGCACCAATTGAAAGGAACAATAATGAAACTCGAAGAAAAATATATGGCAGTCCTCAACGAAGTCCCCAACTTCGTCACCGACCTCACCGCCAACGCCGGGCAACGCACCTACAAGTACCTCAACCTATCCACCATTCTCAAGACCATCAAACCTATTTTCGCCAAGCATGATTTAGCCTTCCGACAGGTGGTGCGCATGGGCGCGGTAGGAGACAAAGTGAGCTACGGCACGGTTGAAACAATCATTTTCGACGCTGAAAAAACCTTGAATGTGGGAGACTACCCGTTTATCGTGGTGCCCGACCCGCAGGCAATCGGCTCCGCAGTAACCTACGCGCGACGCTACTCCCTCTACGCCGCCCTTGGTATCTTCCCCGACAAGGACGATGACGGCGCGGCCATGCGCGACTATTCCACCCCACAACAACCACGGAAGGCCACGGCACAGGAAGTCAACGACCTTAACGACATGGCTCAGGCCGCTGGAACCAATCTAGGGTTTTACGTCAGCGCTTTGGCACAGCAGTTCGGCCATGAGGTGCGTAAGCCTCAGGACTTGACCGAGCATGACGTTATGCTTCTTCGTCAGGCCATCAGTAAGGGCGGTGCCAAGTGAAAAAGATTGCTATGTTTTTCGGGTTCTTGGTGCTTACGATTGTTTCCGCTGTTGCTTTGGGCGTGTCATTGTTTTGCGGGTACAGTCGTACGGTACTTCTCGCATTGGCTGATATCCTTATTGGTTTGGCGGGCATGGGTTTCGTTGTCATGGATTATCTCTAGTCCGGCGTGTCGTAACCAAAACTGTTGTATTATGTAATTACCAACCAAGGAAAGGGCAAACAAAATGGCAATCAACCTCAGTACAGCAGAAGCCTACATCGTCAGCTACCTTGAAAACAGCGGACAGGATGACGGCAATTGGGACACCTACGGAGCCGCGAAAGACCTCCGCACCATCTGCGACATGAACGGCTACACCGATTATGAACAGGTAGACCCCGACGAGTTCACCGAACTTCTCAAGGAACACGCACTTTAAACCAAACCACAGCCCCGCCCGCAAGGGCGGGGCACCATCTAACGAAAGGAACAATAATGAAAGATGCAATAACCCTTGCCCAATACGTCAAGTTCCTCAAAGAGACACTAACTCAGCTTGACAAAGTGGCTAAAGACTCACCAGACATTGAACTAAAAGACTACACTCCGCAAATCGCAATCTACCCAAATTCCAGAGATGACGCACTAGACTTGCTCTACTTGGCTGGAATCGAACCGACAATTTACAAAAGCATCGTGCGAAGACAGTTCAACACTGGTAACGGAATCGCATACGTCTACTATGATGAAGAGATTGCGGGAGAGAATAAATGAGACTCACACTATGGCCGGGAGCAATGCCCATCACATTCAAAACCGTCGCCGGAGAACGAGAATACAGGATTAAGGAAGACGTTTACGCCTACCTTATCCAGTCAAAAAACGGCAACCTATTCACGCTAGACCATGAAAACAATCTCCGCACCGTCAACAGTCGGAATCCTTATCTTGACTCTTTGGATGATAGCGAATTGTTGAAATATTTGCGCAACGCGTTCGGCATCAGCCAGCGTGAAATGGCGAAAATGTACGGTGTACGGCAATGCCAAGTCGCGCATTGGGAAACCAAGTTCCGACGCATCCCGCCCGCACGACGTCAAAAAATAGCGGACACACTGCTGAAAGCATACATGCTCGCCACCACGGAAGACGGACTACCGGTAAGGAAGGAAAACTAAAATGAGAATTCTAAACGTTTCGCAAGCGCAGGACACGCAAGCATGGTTAGACGCCAGAATTGGCAAAATCACTGGCACCAAAGCCGGAACGCTCGCGCTCGAACATTACGCCCAAAAGGACGTAGCCAAGCTCGAAGCCATGGCGGACAAGGCAAAGACCGAAGAAAAGGCCGAAGAATACCGTGAGAAGGCACGGCAAGCCAAACGAGATAATGAACGGTTGAAAGTCAATCTAGACTTTTGGCAATTCCTCGCCGACATGATTGCGGAACAGCCGGACGGGGAACCGCCAATGGAACGCGGCCACCGTTTGGAAAACACTAATATTATGATGGCGTGCGAGAAACTTGCCATTTCCACCGACATTGTGGAATTTGACACTGGAATGTGGGTAAGTGACGTGGATGACCGTATTGCGGTCAGTCCTGACGCTCACGCCAAGCCGCAAATCGATATTAACGGGCTGGAATATAACCCACCGTTCGCGTTCGAAGCGAAAAGTTTGGGGACGAAATACCATTTGCAGGCGGTTGTCCCGTTCCGCGTATTCCAGATGTTGAATGATTCGGAAACTCCGAATAGTCAACGTGATGAATTACAGGAGTTGGCGCTCAAGCTGTTCCCGGAAGTTTTGGAATCGCGTCGTGAGTTCGACTTCATCCCGGAGCAGTATCAAGCTCAAGTGCTTCAGTATTTTGTCGTTAACCCTGACTTGCAGACATTGTTTTTCACAATGTTTGATGACCGGATTTATGGCAGTTTGCAACATGAGGTGTTCGCGGTAGAGCGGCGGAGCGTGGCAAGTGAAATCGAAGCACAGGAAACAAAGGAATTGCAGACATTGGAACTCATTGACGAACTGCAAAAACTGGGAGGTGTTGACTGGTGAGCATTTCAAGACGTGTCATTTACGCGGTTTTCGATGATTGTGCGGGATGCAAACATCGTGAATTGATTGACGAACTGCGAAAAATGGTGGTGCGAATCAAGAAGAAAACGGGCGTTATGATTGCCCTCATGGTCGTTCAACCGGGGAATAGTCGTTACTGGACTTTGCGCAAGGCTCACAAGTATTCTAGCGCGCCTTTTTTCGTGTTTGACGGGGTGTGTTATCGTCATGTGGATGCGCTTGAGGTGCAGTGCTTGGCGTATTGCAGTCGTTGAGATTAGGGAATCTACGAAGAATTTCGTGGGTTCCCTTTTTTGTTTTCCGGCGTGTCGTAACCCAAACTATTGTATTATGTAATTACCAACAAACGAAAGGACAGCAAAATGAACACCGAAACCAACTGCTTCAAGGGATACAACATCAAGGCCACCACCAACGAAGATGGCACGGTAAACGTCGAAACATGGTGGAACGAAAACACCACGGGAGCATGGTGGAACGGTACCGAACATGCACAAGGCAAGTTCAACACCAGAAAAGAATACCTCAAGTGGCTCACTGACAAGTTTGCAGAAATCGTCGGAGAATAACCACCACGCCCCGCCCGCAAGGGCGGGGCACCAATTGAAAGGAATCAGCAATGAATAAAAACGACGGATTCGTGACAATACTCTTTCTTTTCGGAATCGTATTATCCGCAAATGAAAACATGAACTTCATCAATATTATCGGTGTCGCGTGCATGTTGGCGGCACTCTACGCCTACCGCAAAGGAGCAAAGAAATGAACAAAGCAGTACAGGCCGGACTAGTCGCCGGGTATCTTAATACTTGCATCCAGACAACGGACGGTTTCGGCATGTCCTTGAAGAATGCGCGCAGAGCATGGTTAGACGCTCTCAACACAGTCGAAACGCAGTACGAAACGAAGGGGCAGAGACGCAAAGCACTGCAAGCCTTTAGTCTGCGTAATCTCGCTACGTGTGGGTGGTGTCTCGCACCATTTATCACTTTCCCAGTATGGCTTCTCATGGCGAGGGAGACGGGTTTACGCGGCTATCTGACGGCAGTCAGCGTATGCGCGTTCACCCGGCATATCGCGGAAATGTACTAAAAGGGGGATACGGTGAAATATAGGAACGTTGACGCTTACGATTATCGCGTGCAGTCTCATTATACGTGGAACGGTGTCGTATGGGAGGTGTATGAGAGGACTAGCGACGGCTGGGAGCAACGCAAACGTGGCTATGACAAGCGGATTGCCGAAGCAAGGGAGAGAGCACACGCGGTTATCGCTCGGCTTGCCGAAGTGCGTTATGGCGCTGATTATCGCGTGTCACGGTTGGTGCCATTGAAGGACCCGATGTGTTGGGGCGTGTTTGTCGAACGTCGGCGTGTCGCATAACCAAGTGATGTATTATAAAACTATCAACCAAACAAGAAAGGACAAACCAAAATGTCATACGTCTATCTCGAAAACATTACACATCACGTCGATTTCAACAATGTTGATAATCCACTCGCTAACAGTCTGTGGGAACACTACGCGCACACGGCAATGTCCACAGGCAATATCGCTAAAGTATACAACTACCTGATAATCTCGAACGTTAACCCGATGCATAGAATTGAACAGCACATGGAAGAGCTCGCCGAAGCCGAATGCGCATACGGTTTTTAAGCTTGTCAAAATATCGACACCCCGCCCGCAAGGGCGGGGCACCCAATGAAAGGAATAAAACATGTATGTAGTAAGATTCAACGGCGTCGATTATGTATGCGCCACATTCAGCCAAGCCGTAGCCATGGCAAGAAAAACAGTGGAACACGGAGACGTCGCAACCATTTTTGATGATGAAGGCGAACAAGTCGCATCATTTCAACCAAGGGAGGCAACAAAATGAAAAACATGTCAGAATTTATTGTGCATGTCAGTGTTGAACAAGCCGACTCAATGGTGGAAGAAAAACTACGCTACACCGCCAATAAGGAAAAACAAACCTACACGATTGATATAGCCGAAACCTTCAGCAAGAACGGCTACGCCATACTGGAAGGTCCACTCGCGCAATTAGCAGAATTTTGCGCGAACCAAGCGGAGGAATAATGCTAGCGAAAGAGGGCAAACCAAAAGAGAAAAAACCAACCGAAGAAACCCGGCGCATAGTATTGGAACGTGACCACTACCGGTGTGTAAGATGCGGACGGGACATAAGATACACGCCCTTCGGCTACTCCATCCACCACCGGCGCTTACGCTCGCATCCCTATGCTGAAATGCATTCCAGTCCAAACCTCATAACCCTCTGCGGGTCAGGCACAACCGGTTGCCACGGTTGGGTACATGAGAACGTGAAAGAAGCCGAACGATTGGGATTAATCGTGTCAGGTTTCGCCCGACCAGAAAACATTCCAGTGCAAACTTGGGACGGGTTGAAAGACATTTAAAAAAGGAGGAGCCGCACGGGGAAAGGAACCCGTGCGGCTTACCAATGACAGCACTAAAAGTCAATCGCCAAAACTTTCAGCACTCCACATTATACTAGGCTAACTCGTTTTCGTCAACAAACGTTTTCCCAAGCTTGCCGCCCATCACCTGATTAACAGCAGTGTAAACCGTCTGCGACACACCAATCACGGCAACAAGTAGAACACCCCACGTATAACCGTGGTTGAAACCGCCCACAGCCGCGATAGCTAACATGCCCAAAACAATGCTAACCGCGAGACTAAACAAGGCGGTCATGTTGTCCGGCAGAATAGGTTTAACAACCTGCACGAACACGGGAGCAACCAAACCGACGATAGCAACCGCGATAGTCTCAGCCTGCGTAATATCCATAATTTACTCCAATCACCAATACAAGGTTTCGCCCGGATAAATCACGTTAGGGTTACCCGAACGATAGCCCTTAATCTGACTTGCATTAATCTTATATCGTGCCGCGATACCGCTCAACGTGTCACCAGACCGAACAGTGTAACGACGTGCTCCCCCCGTGGAAACGTTAGCCCCTCGACGGCAAACACGCTCACCCGCGTAAATGATGTTCGGATTGCCGCTACGGTATCCCGTCCACTCGTTCCAACTGCCACCATAGCGGGATGCAATCGAACTTAACGTGTCACCAGACTGGACGTAAACGCATTGCGCAGACGATTGAGCCGTACCACATCCCAAACGATTATTAACAATCCTCATAACCGAATCATAATAGCCGCCCAAGAGTGCGCGACGTGTCGCACCATTACCGTATTTGCCCGCGATAACGTCGTTTGCCATCTGATTCACATCACCGTTAGACGTGGTGTTCGGCGTATCATGCTTCACCGTGGTAGTGGTGCCAGTGTTGGCGAAAGAGTTCGGCACGCACCCCACACGTTCACCGCAAGCAATCCGACCCCAAGCGGTCTTATCCCCGAAGAACAAGTCAAGGTCAAGGAGCCCAGTATAGCCACTCAGCATACCGTGAGACGTGTATTGCAACATGCCCTCGCCAGCACTACCAGCATTCCATGGCTGAGACTGATAGCCAGTGACGGCATTGCTCGCATACTGTGCCTTCCACAGCATGCAATGTTGGCGCACGTCCTGCGGAATCTGCCATACGGCGCTTGCTTGGACGTAAACCACCGGCCACACGCCAGTACGTTCATGCACTCGATTCACCCAATCACGAACCCAATTACCGTTACCCCATGACGCGTTACGGTAGCTCTCCCAGTCCAATACGAGCATGGAACGACCAACATACGAGCCGATAGTGTTAACGAAATAGTCGGCTTCCGCAACCGCACTGCCACCATTCGCGTAATGGTACAAGGCGTGTAGTTTGTTGGTGTCGATACTGCCTAAAATCTGCTGAACCCAATACGGATTAACATAATTCACGCCCTCCGTGGCCTTAACAATCATGAAGTCACCCGGAACAATGCGAGTAATGTTAGCGGGTTGCCAACCGCTCACGTCCGCCCCATTCATGTTCGCCAATGCGACACTAGGTGACAGCATGATAGTCGCACTCAATGCTAAACCGGCAACCGGCTTGACCATGCTTCGCTTAAACCGCTTATGTTTCGGCTTTTGTTTCATTCCTTCTCCTTACTGCTTGCGCAAGTACGAATCTTGTTAGTTATCTCAGTGCCCACACCATTACCACCTAAAGCATGATAGGCGGTGTAGACACGTTCAACAGTTTCTTTATCCGCGATGGGCACGAACCCGTTATGCTCCCGTTGCTCGTCAAACTGTTTCAGTTTGCAGAACAAGAGTTCTTTCACCCCCTCGCGTAACGGGTTGCGTTTCGCATCGATTTTGCTTAACACCCATTGCACGAGAATAGTCACCGTCTGACTGCCGAGGATGGCGCACAATAATGCCGTCTCCATCACTGCTCCCAATCAATCTGGGGCATGTTGAAATCGTAAGTGATTTTCATTGTCTGTCTGCTGTTCTTCGTCACCGGCTTGTCCAAGCGGGCACGACTGAAATACTGGGTGCCAAGATACAGCCCAGTATAAACGTCCCCATAAGCTAAAGCGAATTCGCCAATGAACGTCATACAGCGAAACGGGACCGATGTTTCCCAACGTGCGCATGGTTTCAACACGTTAGCATTATCATCAATATCATATACACGATTACCGATTAGGACACTGTTTTCCTCCGGCATAGCAGAAATACTATGAGAATAATCATAATTGCCGGGGAAAGTTTTTTTAAGCTCGAACGAGGTTGAATATTCTCGCACCTCGGTGTTTGAACTACAGATGAAAAACGAGTCACGAATAGCGGAGTAAGAAATCGCTTGATAATGATCTCCGATATTATACGTTGTCACATCAGTCAGGTCAGACACCGGCGCACTGCAAACAGACTGACCGTTAATCCAATAAACAGAATGATTATACGCGGTTAACCCCGTAGAGGGGCCTAATCCGGCGTTGGGCACTTGCGTTTTTACGCTATTCCACGTATCCCCGTTAAGTCGTGTAATCCAATCATCTACCGTGAACGCGATAAGCATATCAGTGTCCGGAGTATAAATTTTCCCATCACAGTAAGTCACTGGCCACCGGACATTATAACCTGCAAACAGCTGATATCCAGCCCTATAATCTGGATTATATGTGGATGGGCCACTATAAATGCTTTGGAAAGTGCCGTTCCCTTGAGAGGTTGAAAAATCGAACACGAAACGCAACGAGTTCGCCTTGCGATATGATTCATCCTGATTGAAACTACACTCGTTGGCATTATTCGAAACGTATTGATGATAACCGTAACTCAGTGGAGTGCCGTGAATCACACGTTCCCGAGTATTGGCAGGCTCCGCGTAGTCGGTCAGGATAAAAGCACTATTCAGCGCATAATGGTCAAAGCTGGAACCCTGATAATACAAATTCGTACCATCATGCAACATCATGAAATGCGCGTTAACATACTTGCGTAACGCGTCATAAACGAACGGGCTAACATAATTATCATGCTCCGCATGGTCTACAATCCGCCCGTCCTCCATTACATCCACGGCCACGTGACCTTTCACGTGCGGCATGAAATTCAACCGTTCCACTGACTCGTTCAAAATATTTTCCCTCACTTTCAAAGCGTCACCGTGACACTCACACCGAGTTCCTTTACTCTAATTTTAGTCGAACCAGTCAAACCAAGCGTACTCAAGTCAAACATTGTAGCCCCGTCAACCACAGCAGACATTTCACGTTGACTCTCATCCGGCAGAATAAGCGTAAACACGGTATCATCCTCTGCGTTAGTGATTGTGAGCGTCTTATCCTCAAGCCACACAATCGGATTAACAACGTCTTCAGTTTCACGCCACTCCGTATTAAACCGTTCCACAGTTTCAGCAACAGTAGTGTCGTTACGTTCTTGGAACATGACAGACGCCACATCCTCAGCGGTACGCCATTCGCGTTTAAAACGCTCCACAGCGTCAACCACACGCCGGTCAGGACGTTCGTTAGTGATACCACCATACGCGCCCTTAGCTGAAATATAAATTTGCGCGTCGTTGATGGCGAGACTACCAGCGCCACCATGCTTAAGATACAAGTCAAGCGTGGTTTGGTCGTTACTCGACACGTTTGTAATGAGGAACGGCAAGCCGATAGTGGCATACCCTTCCGCGCATGTCTGCATGATACGCGGGCCAGCCTTTTCACCGTTCAAAAGGAAATAGCCTTCGAGCAGTCCCGCCGTCGTGGTTTTGACGGTTAGACATAGATTACATTCAAGCATAGTATCCGAGTAAACATTTATGCTTAAGGGTAGTACGCGTGTGGCCGTATCCCCTAGCGTATATTCCGTGTCGTTGAATGCTTGGAATACGCTAGCATCCGTCGTTGACGTTGTGTCGCCGGTAGTATCATCCGTCGCAATCGTAAAGGACGGTGGCACGTAATCCAAAGTCACACTATCATCATCGTGAACGCTGGACGTGTGGATAACACTCACCGTGGTCAACACGCGCACGTCAAGCACATTATCCCACACGTACGCTTGCTGGCCTAAATGTAAATCGCTGATACCGTCAACAGCTGTTAAATCGTAAGATAGCGTAGGATATGCGGACACGGAGAGTTTCTTCTTCGCGTCATCCAGTAGATTCTGCACGACGGTGTAACGTTCGTCCTGCCATTCCTGCCGTTTCGTGAATCGGGCGCGTGCCTCGTTCTCGGTCATGCCGATGGACGTGTACCAGCCGAAATCTTCAACCAATTCACT